GCTTTCCCTCATGAACCAGAATGTATAGCATCAGAGCTGATGTTTTACAACAACATGTACATTTGCAAAATGCTGTCATTAAAAAGGTACAATAGGGTGATGGAAGAAAGTCAAATATTTGTCAAACAAATTCAAAACCGTCACAAGTATTTGAATCCTTCGCTGAATGAGTTTTCCCTTCAGAATTGTCTTGACAAAGATCTCGAATGGTGTTTGAGTCAGCTAAGGCGAAAGAAATTTTGTTATGGAGACAACCACTCAGTATCGAAACCCATGATAGCTTTTAACATGCTTGTCAACGTTTACCAAATGATGGACACTGAAACACCGTTGTATGAACTCAGAGACAAATGGGGAGAGAAGTCAGATTCTTTCAATCTATTCAATTGCTTAGACAAGATGTCACTTGAATCTGTCATGAGTTCAAAAAGTAGTGTTTCGGAAGTAGGGGGTAGTGGGCTTTTAAAAAACAGAGTAGAAATAAGTAGGAATAGGAAAGGTGAAAAGATAGAAGAGAGAATTGCACAAAATGAAAAGGCCTACCTATCTGTTTTACGCAACAAGTCAAATTTCTTAAGAAGAATTCATACCGAGTTTGACGAATCAAAGGGATTTGATGCTAGAGTTGATAAAGCGATACCTGAGTTGGCTAGTGTTGCAACTTCTGCTTTAAATTTGACCAGCATTTGGCTTGATAATATAGCTTTCATGAAGGCAGCGATTGCGAGCATGTTTCCAAAAGAAGGCATTTCAACCCGAGAGATAGCTGTTTTGAATTCAAACATAAAGATATATGCAAAAGTTATAGAAACTCTCTCTATAAATTTCAAAGACATGGATCAGAGACGCGGAGATTTTACAGATATAATAGCCCATAAAGAAAAGAATAACATAGTAGAGAAGAACTACCGTGAGAAAGAAGATTCTAGTTACTCTGTGCTCTATGATAATGCAGACTGTTCAAAATGGGGCCCAACTCAAAATGCTTACATGCTGTATGCTTCTCTAGCAATAAGGATGAATGAAGATTTCATAAGATCAGCAGTCCTTGAAAGTTTTAGCAACTTCTCAACAAAAGTGATAAAATTCCCTGATGAAATGCTCAGATCTATGAATTCCTCTGACCATGAAGTGATTCCATACAAAACTGTTCAAGAGGCATTTGAAGCTCTTGAATGTGAGAAAAGAAGATTAATCGGAGAATCAGAGGTTATGGCAGCAAGAAGATTTATCAAAACTTGCGAAGTTACAGGAGACAGAAATTATGTCAATATGGATGGAAACTTTATGTACGCAAGTGAAGGAATGTTTCAAGGAGTTTTCAACGAATGTTCTTCATTAAACGGATCAGATGTTCTTAGGACAATACGTCATATATTGATAGAGAGCTTTAAGTCGCAAGGATTGGAATTGAAGGTTAAGCAGCACTGTACTTCGGACGATTACAGCAGAATATTTCACTACAAGGCGATGGAAGGTTGTAAGTATTTGAATAAACAAGGAAATCTTGAGCACAAAAGGATAGCTAGTGATATTGTTTCCATGACTTACTACTGTCAGATGTCAATGGGTATTAAAAGAAATATATGGAAGTCCACTATGTCGCAGTATATTTTTGAGCTTAACTCTCTCTTTTACTCACC